AAAACATAAGCTTAAAAACAAAATTAGAAAAATGAAAAAAATTTTAGCATTAATAGTAATCGGAGTAATAGGATACTTTAGTTACGGACATTATATGAATAATAATGTTGACTCTACTGACAAACTGACATTTACAGACATGGTAAACCTATCAAAGAAAGCTGTATTAAGTGAAGTACCTGGTTCTGATTTTTACATAGCCACTACTTTACCTGGTGTAAGAATGATTGAGGCTATATATAGAGGTAACGATTCATGTCCTTCAGTTGCAGTAACTGTAACAGATGACGGAAAAACTAAGGTGGAGAAACAGTCCTCACCTTGGATGGAATGTGTGGTGATTAAATTACCACTTAAAATGACATTAGAGGAAGCTGAGACTAAATTGGCCGATTCCAAGTTTACTGGTAAATGGTCTGAAGTTGTTGTACGAAGTCCATTAGGTCCAGTAAGTTATCCAGCTCTTTATATTTTTACGGTTGATGGTATGGGGTGGGTTGCGGTTAACACATTAACCGGTGAAGTGTTCCAACTAACATAAATAATACAAATAAAAACTAAAAAAGATGGAAAAAAATTGTTACACTAGAGAGCAGATTAAAACTGCTGTGAAAGAAAAGGGTTACAAATGGTTTGATGATGCAAACAATAAAGGGTATGACGTTAATATCGTGGGTGTTAGAAATGCCGAAACCGAAGATAGGGTGACAAATAAGTTTGATGATTGTGTTACTATTTCCTATAAGAAAAATGGGGAATGGAAATTCTTCTGTTTTGGGGCTACTACTGACCCTGGTGATGACTATATGGATAAACCAATAGTAGAAGATAAAGGGTGTGCTATTCTAAAAGAAGGTCAATATAGAGGTTCACACAAAATTAGATTACATGGTGGAAAATACACAGCATTAGGCCAAAAGAAAGATGTTACTGTTTATAGAGATAAAAATAAAGATGGTAAGTATGATTTTGATGAGTCCAAAGCTGATACTGGTTTATTCGGGATTAACATCCATAGAGCAACTTCGAGAGCTGGAAAAACTTCAACATATGTGGATAAGTGGTCAGCGGGGTGTCAGGTGATTGCCTCTAATGATGATTGGACCAAATTCTTAAAAATATGTGAAAAAGCTAGAGACATTCACGGTAACTCATTTTCATATACTTTACTAAGTTCAAAAGACATTGTTTAAAAAATAATACACACATACATTAATAGTAAAAGAGGGTTTACCCCTCTTTTCCTTTTTCGTAAGTTTTAACAAATAAACGTATGAAAGACTTAAGAGAATACCAATATAAATCACCAGGCAACCCAGATAAAATCTGTGAACAGATAACAGAAAATATAATTACGGACATATCTTTAAATGTTGATAATAATTTTAAATCGGATATTCACACTATTGTAAATAATCAAGTTTCAGTGGTTGCTGGTAAAATATATTGTGGTAATTACCGACCAGATACTGAGAAAATTGTAAAAGAAGTTTCTGAAAAACTAGGTTACACTGGTAAATTAAGGAGGTTCTCTAGTGAAACCGTAAGACATATAAATTTAATTGAGTTTGTTGATGACGTAAAAAGATTTCCAGAGTCATCATTTGTGACTTCCTATGGATATTCTTCTGACGAAACAATAGAAGGTCTCCCTATGGGTTACATCATCAGTAGAGAAATAACACACAATGTTTTAGATTTAGACTTTGTGGGGTTAGATGTTACAACTAGTGTCACCATAGAGTACCAAGGACACCTACCTACTAAAATAACATCAATAAACATTGAGTATTCGTTAATTGATTTTGATGAAGACCCAAAAGAATTATTACATGATTGTGAAATACTTTTTAACGGTAAATGTGATAAGTATGTTAATATGTTAGATAAAAATACAAAAATTAATACTTCATGTTTTGGTTTAGGTGGACCAGATGTCAGAGTAGGTTCACTTTCCGGAACCATAATACCTACACACTTCGGTAACGTAGGGTTATATGATTTTTTAGGTAAAGAAACTATCGGAGTACACAGGTTATCTTCCTTACTGGCAAGACAAGGAGCAAAAACAATTAGTAAAACTAATATGTGTAATGAATGTCTTATTAAAGTTTCCTATGGTTTAGAAAATGAACCCATTAGGTTCAGTGCAAAGTTCAACAAAGTTCTAGGAGACAGGAACTTTATGGAAAGTAATTTGCAAGACATATTTCATTTTAATAAAGATGAGTTAGTTAATAATTTCACCCCCAGTGAATTAAATAGAACAATAGACAATACCAATGAATATTTTGGTCAACAATACCTAGACGTAACCGATAAAGGTATTCTACCCTGGGAACGACTAGATAAAATAATAGAGTTTACCCCTTTTTAAAATGAAAATATCAATTTGGACATACGAAGATAATTTACAATTACTATACAATTTTTTAAACAAAGAAAATACCTTACCTAACGACTTTGAGTACTTTTTAACGGTCCCTTTACTTGTGAAGGATATTTATATAGTACAAGTACTTTTAACTTATGATGATTATGTGAGTCTAAGAGACTACTAAATGGGCATAAAAAATAGGATTTACAAACTTTTTTCCTTATACTTATGTACAATTGAAAAGATTATAACCCTGTAAAGTAAATAAATGTTAATAGTAGAAGTAAAATATAACAATATAGATAAGGCCTTAAAACTAATGAGGCGTAAAATAATCCAAACAAAACAATTAAAAAATTTAAGGGAAAATAAAACCTACAAAAAACCTTGTGAGGTTAGAAGAGAAGAATTTTTAAAAGCCCAATACGCTCAAAGAAAGAAAGAACAGGAAGATTAAGTTTAGGCTAAGTTTCCAGCAGCATCTGTTGGGTATGGTATTTCATTAGAGACAACATAGTTTGATAATTCTTGTGGGTTTATAACATGAGAAGCATTAAACTCACCATTCTCCTTTATTTTTATTGATAGTTCATTTTTAGATGGCTCCCAAGACCAAAGAATCACTTCCTTATTTAATTCAGGTATTTTAAGGGGTTTAAACCCAATATTGTTATTCCAACCCCTATTAGCTCTACCTTCCCACTTAAAACCTAGTTCAGCTGCAATTTTTTTAAAATTTACAGTGTTAGTTAGTGATTCAGAATCTTCAGATGCAGTCTTAATTTCTTTTACAAACACATCAAGGTCATTACTAGCCTCCTCAGCACCCTCATCATCGAACCCATAAGCGTCGTACCAAGAATCACTTAAACTATAGTCCAACTCAAACTCATCGGTTTCCGCTAAATCACTAAGGGAAGTAATGTTATTACGAGATGCTATAACTAATAACTGTGACCAACTTAACTCAAAACTAAAGTATCGCATGTAGTAATTTTCCACCTCAATTAATGTCTCACTCTCCCAAGTCTCCCTAAGGTTCTTTACACGTTCTCTATATAAACTATACCCAAGAGAACTAAGGACATTTTTTTCAAAATCTACATACTCACTAGGGAAATTTTCTTCCAATATATCCATAAGTCTACCATCTTCAAAATCTTGGTGGCCACAATTTTCAGGGGAGCCTGGTTCCAATAAGTCAATATCTTTCATAAAAGCAATTAAATTAGACCATGAGGAGTCTGAGTAGTAACACTGAATATAATTCATTTCTTCTGATTCAAGTTCTTCATAGTTATATCCACTGTCATTAAAAATGTTATCAATCATCCAAGAGTCATCTTCAGCCTTTAAGTAATCATAAACAAACATATCATGAGGAACATTGAATTCTAGTCCAGTAGAGCTAGCATGTATAGTTGTATGTCTATCCTCAGAATTAGGTTGGTCAGTACTAGAGAAAGCAAATCGCATATCAGCACCTGTAAAATCTTCTAAATCCTCCTCAACCACTTCTTCATCGTATGTGTCTAACCACAACTTATATAAAATTTTTGTAAAGTTATTTTCTTTAGCCATCTCACTTAACTCATCATCATTAAAACTTACATCGTATCTTATTCGGTCTCTTAAAGTGTACTCTAATTTAAAGAATTTTTGTAATTCGGGGTGTTGACTAAAAACCTTTTTTAAGTTTTGATTGTATTGGGACTTTCTATCCCAAAGTTGTTTCCTATCCCCTGAATGAATCATTAAGGGGATTTTACTAAATACGTCTACAATATACTTGTTAATGACCCAATTTTCTGCATAAGTTGAATTTTTAAAAATAACAACATAAACACTACCCATGTTTTCATTAAATCTTTTCTTTATAGACTTAATAGCTACATTGGTAGTGGGGGAGACACCACTGTCATCCCTACACCAACTAGTGTCATTTGCGTAGTAACATAAAGAATCCCAAGTTAGAGGAACTATAATTTTATATTCGTCAGTGTCTAAAACCACTCTCTGTTTAATTCCGGTTTTACTTTCTGTTTGTTCGTTTAAGTTAGTTTGGACTAATTGATTTTCTATGCCGTCTATTAATTTAGTGTATAAAGTTTTAGAATCATCATCAGTTAACCCATATCTTTGTTTAGAAAATTCTATTGATTTCCTAACTACATCTTTATAGTCTTCTTTGGTTTTCCTAGCTCTTAAATCTAAACCTTTTATTTGTGCTGGGACTTCATGGGACTGTAAGTAATAATCTAAATTAGACATTTCTTTTTCTTCTTCGTCGGTAGGTAGTTCACCCATTTCATTTTGTTCATGGTGAACTAATTCATGCCTTACATATTCTATCAAAAAAGCATAGATTTTTTGATAACTACCAGGTTCATTAAGTGGATTTATTTCTAGACCTAATTCTATGGTGTCATCACCAGGGCTATAATAAGCTTCTATTAAAAAATCTTCTTCTATTTCCTCATTCCTACTTATAGTTAACTCTAAATTAATTGTGGTGTCATTATAGGTTATTTCTCCAGTTATGTCTTCTGGAAGATACATTAATGTAGAGTCCTCTTTAAGGATAGTTTTTTTAATAGAAAACATAATATCTTTAACTATCTGTGTTGTTAATTGGTCATAGTACCTATCCTCAACCGACTCAACTAAAAGTCTAGACGGCCTATTAATTCTTTCGTCAAGCTTACCATATTTTCTTTTTATGTTTTTTATTATAGTGTTAAATCCATTTTTAACACTTAAAAGACCTACAGAAATTAATACACTTTTAAGGTAACCAGCTGGGTCACTAACATTAATAGTTCCATCATTTATTAGACCCACTAATATATCTAAAAGAGGGAAAGTCATAAATGTAAAAGCTGTAACGTCTACCAGTGAATTAGCCGTATAACCAACCTCATTTGACATCTTCAATACGATATCCTCAGTAGACTTTAAGAAATCAAAAACTTTACTTAATAGACTAGTTAGTCCTTTTTCTCTAATAATTACAAGAGACTTTTCTATTTTGTCTTTATTCCTACTTAAAAGAATCCACATTGCTGTAATGTAAATTAAAATTATGTCTTGTTCTGTTATGTTAGGGCTTCCACCTTTTAATAATTCTCTAACGGTTGGGAGGAAAGCTGTAATTCCAGTACCAAAGGTAAAGGTACCATCAATAACAACCCCTAAGTCCACTAGGACTTTTTTCATGAAAGATTCGTTGTTTTCGTTTTGTTCTTTGATTAACCCACTAATAACAACCTCATTTAATATATCTCTTTGCATAATAAGTTTTTTATATAAATATTAACATTTTTAAAGTAATGAAAATACTCCTACTCGACAAAATTAATGCCAGGTTGTTCTAAGTCTGGTTGTAATCTGTAATCTGCTGTGAGTTCCTCTCCTTTAGATATTGGTACTGTGGTTACTAAGAAACGTGAATTATCTTTTAATTCGTTCTTACAATTAGGTTTACCTGAATGGTTATAAGATTTACCTAATTCCGTAAAGGTATAGTTAGAGTCTGATATGTCATGTAATTTACCTACATTCACACCCAAGGGTAAGTCAGTTGAGGCAAAAACACCTTTACCGTGTATATTGCTATTATCAACGTAGTAAGACGGAGTGTCTACCATCTCTGTTAGGATACCTAACAAACTACACTCAGACAATTGACTAGTATTAACTTTTTCTTTTAATTTGATTACAAATGAGTTCTGTATTCTTTTAAGTAAATCTACATATGGTGTGTCACCACCTCCTTTACTTTTGTATGACCCTTTTTGTGGGTTTCTTTTTCCTCGTTTATAAAAGTTAAGACCAGATATATTAGTTATACATTTATGTCCTCCAGAATTAGAGTTTATTACATCCCAAGATGTAACACCAATCCTATCTAATAAAGCCTTTTGTTTTTCACTTAGTCTAGGCCAAGGAGTGTCTAAAATACTTCTAATTATTTTACCGTAGTTACCACTCTCATCCGGCATTCCTATTAATTTATCACCATATAAAGCATATAAATCAGATGTTTTAAACCCTATACTATCATCGTTAACTTTAGTTTCACTTACTCTTTTAATTACAGAAAGTGGGACAACATAGTTTTTAAGCTCAGATTCAAACTGACTTAACACTTCTTTTGATATATCACCTAAGTTAACACCTTTTAAAGCTCTATCACTTTTAAATGGGTTACAGGAAGCTTGAACTAACCCCATAGGCCACGCTATAACAATAAAATCAGCATCTGGATAAATCTTAAATGGTGTGTAACGGTCGTAAGAACCTGGTTTAAATAATGCACCCCCACCATATTGTACAATAATATTATCTTCTAACCTTAAATTATTACTTTGTGTTTGTTTTTTAACATAGTTATCTTGGTTTTGTTTCATCTCTTCAGGTGTAGCAAATCCATTTTTCTTTGCGAAAGAATTAATATTTGTAAATATGTTTAATAAAGATGGTGTTGAGTTCATTACTAGGTATTCTAAAAACCCAGGTTTATTCTTATAAGCCAATAATAATTTATTTGTTAATAACCCTAGTACCCATTTATTTTTAGGTAAACTACCGTCCTCATCAAACTTATAAAGATAATTCATAACATCATCTGGTGTTAGAGAGTTAGAAGCGTAGTCCGCACTATCTACAGTAGAAATCATCATAATATCTTCATTAGGGAATATATCTTGAGGGCTAACTATTTGAGAGACAGTCTCAACATTAGAACGAGCACCCCTAAATTGTGTGGAAGTTTCATCTTCTACCCCTGTTTGACTATCGTGGTGGTCTGTGTGAATAGTGAATATTGGTTTTCCGTGGGCAAAATCTACTAACACTGGCATTACGTCCCCATTTGCAGAAGGTTTGGACACAGAAAATTCTTTATCACCATATTGTATCACATGGGAATCGATTACAGTGATACCGTACTTCTCTAGGTATTCTTTCATTGCTATTGCAGTTACAACCCCATCTAAGTCTTGATGAAAATATATTTCTGCTTTAGGGTATCTATTTGCTATTGCATTGATATCTCTAATCCCACTCTCTTTTATTAATCTTTTGTTTTTCATTACTAATAAATACTTCTAATACTCACAATTATAAAATAGTTCCGATTCTTTTTCTCTACGTGAATAATTATTTACCCAAGTACCGTCCCCTTTTCTTTGTTGGGGTGGATTCCACGTCCTAATTCCTGTGTATGTATCTTCCCACCTACCAAATTTAACATCTTGTATCCAACCACTAGTCCTAACATTTTCACAACCAGAGTTAAACACTAAAGATACCATTGCGTCATACATACATAGGTCCATTTTTGCACCAGCTCTATCGTCCTTTATCCATTGTGTTACTATTCTATTTACACAACCAACAGCATTAGATAAATCATCTTTTAATAATTCTAATGCCTTAGTTTTGGTAATAGTATTTCCTTCATAAGCTTCTTTACCTGTGTGACCATAACCTATAGTTAAAGTACCACCAGGTTTACCTTTCTTATATCTACTACTTTTATATTCTATTGGTGTGTCATTATAATATGCGTCATCATAGGTGTATAGTACTGGTTTCCCATTTACCCCTTCATCTTGAGAAATAAAAGTTGTGAGCTTAGAAGAAGCTTTTGTTGGTATAACCAAGAACTCTTCTGTTTGTTCTATAAGAATTTGTAATGAATTTATTAGTTTCATATCCATAAATATACCTATAACATAATAGAACTACTTTTTAAGTTCTCTATTAAGATACCACATTGCTTTCTTTAAGTCTTGTTTTAAATCGTCTTTTTTCCCTGCACGAGAAATATACTTAACAACATTACCTAAATTAAAATTTAAGTCCCAAGCTTCAATAACTTTTATTGCTTCATACATATTATCTTCACCACCATAGTGGATTGGGTGTTCAACCTTCTCTATACCCAACTTTCTATTGTATGCTATAATGTCTTCTTGTGTTGGGTAATTTTTGTCCCAGTTGGTATTGGGGTTTTCAGTTTGTTGGTCCCATTGAGTATTTTTTCCTATTTCTTTATTTTTTTCCATTATTTTTGTTGTCTAAATTAAAATTTTTATTTATAAAATTTACCACTTCATCACCTATAGATAGACATGCGGTCGCCGCGGGAGAAGGAGCGTTAAGTATGTGGATATTGTTATTGTGCTTAACTATTTTAAAGTCCTCTACTATAGTACCATCAATATCTAGTACAGTTGCACGGACCCCACACTTACCTACGACTAAATCATCCATTTCTAATGAAGGGACCATTTTTTGTAACTCCCTTAAAAATAATCTTTTAGAAAAAGCTCTTTTATATTCCGTTAACCCAAAACGCCAATGTTTAAAAAATAAACGTAAAGTACCTAAAAAAGTCAAAGATTCCCAAGTGTCCCTCCAGCTAAAAGAAGTTTTTGTGTAACCTTCACGTTTAAATGTAAAAACAGCGTTGGGTCCACATTCCACACTACCATCAAACATTCTTGTAAAGTGTACACCTAAAAATGGAAATTGAGGATTCGGTACTGGGTAGATTAGATTTTTTATTTTATATAGTGAGTTTTCCTTTATGTTATAATAATCTCCCCTAAAACCAACTACTTTAGAATCTAATTCTACACCATCTTTTTTTGCCAACCTATCAGCAAATAAACCACCACAAAAGATAGAATGTTTAGTGTGAATAACACTATCCTGTAATATTAATTTTTCTTTTTCTATGTGGATAACTTCTGAATTGGTAGAGACACAACTTTTTGGGTTGATGGTTGTAATTAATTCACTTAATTTTTTAGTGACCCCTTTATAGTCTATTATTCCTGACTCAGGTACAAATAGAGCTGACTTACCCTCAGCAAATGGTTCTATAGTTTTTATTTCTTTACTGTAAAGTAATTTTAATCCCTTTAGACCATTTTTTTTACCATTCTTTTTTAGGGACTTTAATTTTAGTGTTTCTTTGTCGTTAGTCGCTAATACTATTTTACCACAAATATCATGTGTTATTTTATGTTTCTTAGCAAACTTAACTAACTGTTTTCTACCATCCACACAATTTTTAGCTCGATAACTACCAGGTTTATAATATAGTCCAGAATGAATTACACCAGAATTTCTCCCAGTTTGATGAAATGCTACTTCATTTTCTTTTTCTAATACTATTAAAGAAAGGTTAGGGTGTTTTAGTTGTAACTTATAAGCTGTCGCAAGACCAATAATCCCCCCACCTACTATAGCGACATCGTATTTTAAATTATTGTGACTCATCTGAACCAGAACCAACAGGTGATAGAATATCTTTGTATTCACCCTCTAAGGTTTTTATCAAATCCAACACTCTAGATTGTAAGTCTTCAACTTTTTTAACATCACTTTTCATAACACTAATAAGTTCTACTTTGGTTTCCACATCTCCCGGTAGAATTAATACCTTATAACCAAAATCGTTCATTAGTTTTTGAGCAAAAGCTCTAAGTTCTGCTTCAGGTGGTACCCTTAATAATTGCACCACTAAAATTGGTTCATATTTTTCCTCCACTAATTTAATTAAATTATCTAATACTTTTGTTTCTTCCATTTTTATATTTTTTATTTATTACTTATTTTTGATTTACCATACTCACCATCAGCTCCAACCATTGGAAGTGGTGACTGGCAGTTATTTTCACACGAACATAATTTTTTATTTGACACTAAAGATGACGCCTTTAATAAACTCTCAAAGGTACCAGCATCCGACCACCAAGAACTTAAAAAATGACAACTCATTAACCTATCTTTCACATAGAAATTATTCACATCTGTAATTTCTAACTCACCTCTATCTGAAGGTGTTAAATTTTTAATATAATTAAATACTTTATTGTCATAAACATATAAACCAGTAACACAGAAATTAGATTTTGGATTAGATGGCTTTTCTTCAATTGATACCACACTACACTCATCACCAGTTTTTATTTCCGCCACACCGAATCTTTCTGGGTCATGAACCTCCTTTAAAAATATTCTAGACCCACCATCAAAATCACTTAAATCAGAGGACGTAAGTTCATCATCAAATATGTTGTCACCTAAACAAACTGCTACATTTGAAGTACCGACAAAACGCTCAGTAAGAGCCAAAGCGTGAGCAATACCTCCTGCCTCATCTTGTATTTCATATGAGAGTCTAACGTTAAAGTCTCTCCCACTCCCTAAGAGGTTTAATATATCTCCACAGTGTTCTCTACCAGAAACTATCATAATGTCCTTACAACCCAGTTTAATTAAGGTCTGTAAAGGGTAATAAATCATAGGTTTATCGTAAACCGGTAATAGATGCTTGTTTGTCACTTTAGTTAACGGGTACAACCTACTTCCTGTACCACCCGCAAGAATAACTCCTTTTAATTTTTTTGCCATGTTAGTTGTTTTTACTAATATAATAAAGATAATTTAGATTTTCAACAGTAAATTTTCATGATTTACTTTGTAATACAAAAATTATTCGTATATTTGTACTGAATTAATAACCCATATAAAAAATTATAAAATGAAAAATCTATTTAATGCCCCATTAACGGAGGAAGAAATGACCTCAATCGCACCATCTATATTCGCTAAAGAAGCCGATTCAAAAGTTTCAGACAAATATAGCTTTATCCCAACAACACAAATCCTAAGTGATTTAGCTAAAGAAAATTGGTTACCTTACGATGTGTCACAAAGAAATTCTAAACATGCTGGAGGACTTTATACTAAACATATGGTAAGGTTAAGAAATGAAAACTTAGGTAAAATAGATGACATTGTTCCAGAAATAATTTTAACTAATTCTCATGATGGTAGAAACGCATTCAACCTTCATGCAGGATTATTTCGTTTAGTGTGTTCTAATGGGTTAGTTATAGCAGACCAAACATTTGAACAAATAAAAATAAAACATCAGTGGTACGATTTAGAAGATGTAAAAGAAATGACAGATAATGTTATTATTAAAATACCGGCAATAATTAACTGTGTTAAAAAGTTTAAATCTACAGAGTTAACAGAACAAACAAAAAAAGAGTTTGCTAAAAAAGCTGTTTTAACTAGATGGAAAAAAGGACAAGAGTTTTTGTCGGTAGAGGATTTGTTGACACCTTACAGAGAAGAGGATAGGGGTAATGAACTATGGAAAGTATTTAATGTACTTCAAGAAAAAGTTTTAAATGGTGGAATTACTTATAACCTTCCACAAGGCAGAAGTCAAACGGTTAGAGCTTTAACTAACATTGACCAGAAATTAAAAGTAAATAAAGAGTTATGGGAGTTAGCTGAAGAATTCGTTTCCTAAGTCTATTAATTATTGTGTAATAAAAAACCCCCGGACTAATCCAGGGGTTTTTTTAACAAATTTTCTAATTACTTAGAACTTGTATGAGAAACCTAGATTGAAAGTTCCCTCTCTGTCTCCAGTTGTTTCATCTGCTGTTAAAGGCATCGTGTATCTTGGCTCAACACTAAGACCTTTCCACACATTGTAAGAATAACCAAGTCCAACCGTTAAGTTGTCCATCATTTCTTCCGTAGGTGCTTGAGCTGAAACATACAAATTGTTCTTCATATTGTATCTACTCCATAGGTCATAAGTCATATCTCCGTCAACATCTTCACCAGCTTGAATCATACCCAAAGTCCATGTGTCATTTAAAGCGTACCCAAAACCTAAATTTTGTGTTACTTTATCCATAGTTACTTCTTGGTCACCGTCATAAGTTGACACAACCATAAAGTTTTGAGCTGATGCACAGATTGTTGAGAATGCTACAGCGAATGCTAAAATCAATTTTTTCATTATATTGTTTTTTTAATTTTTATTCTCACATTTTTATCGATGCATGTGAATAGTCATCGTTTTGTATCTACTTCTTAACGAAGAAACTAGCTAACATCACTAGAACTACCAAACCTACGAAACCTCCTTCACCAAGTGAAGTGATTAATGCTGTAAGATTTGTTACCACGTCCATGTTAAATATTGCACCACCAGTTAAGACGAACCACACGATTGTTAAAGGTAAAACTGCCATCATTACTGATAATAGTCCACCGAAAAATCCTGTTACATACTTAATTACACTTTCCATAATAATTTTTTTTTTATTTAAATGTTTATGAATAAGGATTAATTTAATCCATGGTATTCTGCCCTCATTCGAAAAATAATTACTCCGATAATTAATAAAATACCTAAAAAAATATAATGGTTTTTTGTCGTATTTTATTAAGAACAGAGGAAACGTACCTACAACTTTTCCTAATCCACACATTTTTTTACGCTAAGTTTTTTTATTTTTGTATTAGAAATGTATTAAATACGACAAATAATTTGTTGGTTTTTCGGATATTTTTGTTTATTTTTGTAAAATGAAAAGTAAAACTACTAAAAAAAAACATAATTGGACAACACTTTTAACTTTTAAGAGAGAATATTTTACTATAATAGAACACCAATCATTTAATGAATTAACATTAGTTGGTGATTTAAATGAGGTTGCTGTCCCACATGAAATAAAAACAATAAGCAGAACTCCATTTGTTAAAGACAAAGATAATTTTAGAGTTGTAGACGTTGTGTTCTTCACCCCAAAAGACAAATGGTCAGAGGGTTCACCAGTTATAGATGAAAAAACTTGGATAGATAAATCACTAGATATTTTTAGTAGTGCTATGGTAAGTAGGGTTACGGTAGCATTGGAAAAAAATGAGGATAAGATTAAATTATCTTTATTTAGGTTTAGTAAACAAAGGAGAGTAGGACATAAATACTTTAGTAAACGAAGTGATGATTTACACATTACTTTTAATACAACAACAAAAAATTTCTTTATAACAGACTCTAGATTTTTAAATAGAAAAAGGTCAACAGTAACAACCAAAAACGATTTCATGAAAATTATAAGTGTACTAAACCCACTATCAACTAAAGGGCTGTTATCGACTGATGGGTATAGAGAAAACCAACAACAAAAAGATATCGATAATGAAGAACTAATTTTGTTTATGAAACAAATTGAAAAAACTTTACAAAAAGAACTAAAGGTTAAAAATGACTTGAGTTACTTTGGTGAAGGGATGGGTAAGTTATTGATGGATTGGTTTGTTAAAGTACGTAAAATAAAAGTACCTAACGATTACTATTATTATTTGTCACGACATTACCCAGGAATTAGAAAATTAAATAAATTTAAAATGAATTTAGGTAGAGCAATTCTAGATAATAAAAATTTAGTTGGGAAATATTACATAAAACTAATTAATACACATGGTGGTTATAATCTAAATGACCTAGTTATGTTAAAAATTATCTTTGGTGAAAATCACACTAAATTAATACCTAAAAATTTCCTAAAAATAAGTGCGAATTCTTCTGACAGTAAACAAAACTTAGAGGCAAATCCCATTGACCACATTAACTCTTTAAAATCTAGAGAGAAACTAAATTTAATAAAAGTAATTAAGGAGGTGGATGACCCATTTTTCATATCACAGATATTTGACCACATATACGCAAAAAAAAGATTAAATGGTTTGGGTTTAGAAAAGAATATTAACTGTACTACTTTAAACCAATTCAACCAAGAACACCAAAACTGGGCTGAATTAATTAATTTATGTGAACGTAATGAAGAAACAACATACCACTATCAAAATAACTTTATAAATGAAATGGAAAAAAATATGATAGTTAAAGAAAATACGTATAAAGTAAAAGTCCTTGATTCAGATTTAGAGTATTTTAATGAGGGGCAAGTTCAATCCCACTGTGTCAGGACTTATTTAAGTAGATATGATAGTATAGTGGTTTCAGTTAGGCAAGAAAGTCTAAACTCAGTTAATAGAATGACATGTGAATTTAAACATGGTGAGTTAAACATATCACAAACCAGAATGAAACATAATAAGTTACCAGTGGGTGATTGGTTAGAAGTTACGGAAAAATTAGAGGTAAGGTATAAGGAATTTTGTCTAAGAAACACATTAGAAAAACCAAAAATAGAAATATATAATAGAATAACTAATATGAAATATGATGGTTATAAGAGTGATAGAGGGGTAACCTACGGTAATATAGCACAGGAAGACTTACCTTTTTAACGGAATATTTCTATAATTTAAAAAAACGAATAAAATGAAGATAAAATTAGAGTATGTTTGGTTAGATGGGTACATACCAGAACCTAACATAAGAAGTAAAACTAAAATTTGGGATTTCGACCCACTAACATCGCCGAAATACCAACCACAAAGAAAAATGTCAATAGACGGTAAGTTAATACCTGTACCTAACGAATTACCGGATTGGTCATTTGACGGAAGCTCAACTAAACAAGCTAAAGGTAACAATTCGGATTGTATACTTTCACCAGTAAAAGTAGTTAGGGACCCACAAAGGTTAGATGCTTTTTTAGTTTTATGTGAAGTATATGATTCTAAAGGTAAAGCTCACCCAACTAACAACAGGGAAGGGTTATCTAAAGATGAACAATATTGGTTTGGTTTTGAACAAGAGTATGTGTTACTTAAAAACGGAAAACCATTAGGTTTCCCTGTAGATGGGCACCCAGAACCACAAGGTAGGTATTACTGTGGGGTTGGTTTTGAATCTGTAGAAGGTAGGGACATTGTAGAAGAACATTTACAAGTGTGTTTAGAGTCTGGGTTAAATATTACAGGTGTAAATGCTGAAGTAATGCTTGGACAATGGGAATATCAGATTTTTGGTAGAGGTTGTACAAACGCTTCAGATGATTTATGGTTATCTAGATATTTTTTAAATAGGATAACTGAAAAATATGGGGTTAAGGTTGAGTTGCACCCTAAACCAGTAGATGGAGATTGGAACGGGTCAGGAATGCACTGTAATTTTTCTAGTGACCTAATGAGAGAGACTGGTGGGGAAGAATTATTCAATACAATTTGTGATGAACTAGGTAAAAAACATAATGAAGATATTATGGTTTATGGTTCCGATAATGAATATAGGTTAACTGGATTACACGAAACCCAGTCCATGGATAAATTTACTTATGGGGTCTCTGACAGAGGAGCTTCAATACGGATTCCAATTCATACGGTGGAAAACAATTGGAAAGGTTATTTAGAAGATAGAAGACCAGCAAGTAACTCTGACCCTTACCAGGTAGCTTCAAAAATATTTAAAACTATTGAGAAAGTAGAAAAAGAATTTAGAACCATAACCGCTTAACTTATAATTATAATTTTGAAAAATATATACGAACAAAAAACAGACTTCACTAATGAAAATTTCCCACTAGGGGAATATTTTTTAGAGACTTTTAAAACTGTACCTAACATGCTTTTTATTGAAAAACAACATTCATATAAAATTAAAGGTTGGTTGGAAAAAAACATGGTAAAAATTCACGAAATTACTGTGTTACTTAATGATGAAGTGTTGCCCCAAACTGAATACTATAAACACGAGGCAATTCTAGGGCATAATGGGGCAAATCTAATAGTGGAAGTTAGATACCACCACCAAGGAATAGTTGATTTTAACCTAGAAGACAATACAAGTCAACCACCACTTAAAGTGGACGATATGGGGGTAGCGGTTAGGTGTTTTTACCAGAGAATGGAAACAGTACAACCATTTTTAGATTTTTTAAAAACAGATAGTTTTGAAGATAAAAATAAAAAAAGTTTATCCATAATTACTAAAGATGAGTTTGGTTTTAGACTTAAAGAATTTAAAATAGAGTATGATGAAAAATTAGATTTAGATTTACATTACGGTAAAAATTTTATTAAAGTACATAAAAATACTTGTGAAGGTTTAAATAAAAGTAAAAGTGGTTTAGTGTTATTACATGGTAAACCAGGTACAGGTAAAACCACATATATAAGAAATCTAATTAATAACCTTAATAAAAAAGTAATTTTTGTTCCACCTTTTATGGTTGAGTCATTAACAAGTCCGGAGTTTATACCTTTTCTAATGAACCATCCAGATTCTATACTGGTAATAGAGGACGCTGAAAAAGTAGTGTCTACCAGAAGCTCCACTAGTAGTAATACTGGGGTGTCAAACATATTAAATTTAACTGATGGTTTATTAAGTGATTGTTTAAATGTTAAGATAATAGCTACTTTTAATATGGATACAAAAGACATAGACCAAGCGTTGATGAGGAAGGGAAGATTAATATCCGAATATAGATTCTGTGACCTACCAATCGAAAACGTAAAGAGAATATTTAAAAAATTAAAGATAGATAATAAAGTAACAACCCCTATGTCTTTAGCAGATATTTATCATCATGGGGTTGAGTCATATAAAATAAAAAATAACCCTATAGGTTTTAAAAATAATTAAATGGAATTAACAAATAATAATTTTAGTGAAACACTAAAAGACAATAAAGTTGTAATGGTGGATTTTTGGGCTCCCTGGTGTGGTCCTTGTAGAATGTTGGGTCCAACGATAGAAGAAATAAAAAACGAAAACACCAATAAAGAAGCTGTGGTGGCAAAAGTTAATGTCGATAAGGAAGGTCAATTAAGTCAAGAATTTGGAATAAGAGGAATACCAGCTGTTCTATTTTTTAAAGATGGTGAGTTAATAGAAAGGATACAAGGTGTTCACCCTAAGTCACATTATGTGGAAAAATTAAATTATTATTTAAATTAATATGAAAAGTATTTTATTATATAGTGAAGATGGTTGCCCTTGGTGTACCGACCTTAAGAAACAACTAACAGAAAATAACATAAAGTTTTTAGTTAGAGATGTTCAAAAATACGCTAAAGAATGGGAGTTAGTTGTTACATTAACAGAAAATGAATATGTCCCTTCTTTATGTATAATTGACCACACCAGTAAAGAAAAAACATATGTAGTACCTGATAGGGATTTTGAAGATATAAATGAAGCTATAGATAAAGTTAAAAATATTTTAAAATAATATGGGGTTAGATATAACTGCTATTTCGGAGTTAGAAAGTTTGGTGTTACCAGATAATATTGTACTACATTCTGATGAATATTGGGATTGGGAACAAGAACAAGCAGGCCCTGTTTATAGTATGTGGCAACATCCAGGGACGACAGGGTATCTGGATGGTTTACAAGAAGGTTTAGTCGTTGTCCATGGAGAAACTTATGGTTTTAGAGCGGGGTCATATAGTGGGTATGGTGAGTGGAGAGATGATTTAGCTAAGGCTTCTAATTACGGAAGTGCAAATAATATATGGCAAGACCCAGAATCGGTAAGAGGAAGACCATTTGTTGAGTTAATTAACTTCTCAGACGCTGATGGGGTTATAGGTCCTGTTATGAGTGAAAAACTTTATATGGATTTTGTTGAACAAGAAGAAAATATAATGAAAAAAGTTGATGAATGGTATTTAAAGTTTGACCCAGAAAAAGAATATGATGGTGATACGGTTAAGTGGTTCAGACAGAAATACAGTGACTGGAAACAGGCATTTAATGTTGCACGTAATAATGGAGCAGTAATCTTCCATTAAAATTTATAATTAATTTATAGTAATTATAAGAAACCTATTGGTTTCTTATTTTTTTTTACGTATTATTTTATTTATAAAAAATAAAAATAAGATGAAAACAATAATATGTGATATAGATGGTACTCTAGTTAAGTATCGAAAAGACGCTAAAGGAATTATGATATACGGACATCAGGAATTACCAGGTGTTGTAGAAAAATTAAACCGTTGGGAAAATATGGGATGTAAAATAATCTTAATTACCGGTAGAAGAGAAAGTTTAAGAGAAGTGACTGAAAACGCTCTAGTAAATCTAGGAATTCCTTTTGATATGTTATTAATGGGGTTTGCTGACACAGGTAGAATATTAATAAATGATGAAGCTGGTAAAACTAAAGCTCATTCAGTTTCTTTACAAAGGGACGAGGGGTTTGAAAACTTTAACTGGGAAACCATAGGGTTGACAAACTAACGTGGGATTCAACAAAAGATACATAGACACAGAAAAAATTGTACATGCATTCTCACACCGAGGAATACTGGGCATAAGAGAATTGATGGGGTTAGCAGGTTTGGGGAAAATAGATACTATTATAACTACAGATGATTTTAGTGCTAGGGTAGTGACGGCATACCAAGAAGGTAACGAAAATGACGTATCTATGGAAATAACCGATGAAGTACTTAAGAAACATCGAAAAAACTTACCTTAAGGGCTTGACACAACTGTATTTTTACCATATATTTATATCCAGTTAGTAATTTTAAAAATTTAACCATAATGAATTTAATCGACGCCATACAACAAAAAGACACAACGACTGAGAACGGGATGACCACAAACTCAACCTCACTCAATCACTGTGTTAATCTATTTTTTCAAATAGGAGCGATGCGTGGTGCGAGCAAAGACAGACTTCACGCCAAGGTTTCGAAAGCTTTTAATGAAGACCCTCTCACAACAATTAGAATTATTTTTTGGGCACGTGATGTCCGTGGTGGAGCTGGTGAGAGACAAATCTTCAGAGATTGTTTATTGTGGTTATGTGACAATCACAGAGAAGTACTACATAAAAACATTCACTTAATTAGTGAATACGGTAGGTGGGATGACGTTTTAACGTTAGTTGGGACTCAAAACTGTTGGGATACAGCACTTGATTTAGTTAAGGTCGCTTTGGTTAACAAAGATGGGTTATGTGCTAAATGGATGCCAAGAAAAGGTAGGAAAGCGAATATTATTCGAAGATACCTTAAAGTATCACCAAAAACATACCGTAAGTTATTAGTAGGACTTACAAATGTGGTTGAAACCAAGATGTGTGCAAAGGACTGGTCAAGTATCGAGTATTCGAAACTTCCGTCCTTAGCCTCGTCAAGGTATCAAAAATCTTTCATGAATAATGATGAAGAGAGGTATGAGGAGTACAAAAGAGCTTTAGTTGATGGTAAAACTACTATTAACGCGGGAGCTGTATACCCTTATGACATTACTAAATCCATCAAATATGGTGGAGAGAAGGATGTTGCGCAAGCACAATGGGATTCTCTTCCAAATTACATGGAAGATATTAATGAAAGAGTATTACCTGTAGTTGATGTATCAGGTTCAATGGGAAACTCCGCAGGAAATAACGGTAACGTTACTTGTATGGATGTTTCAACATCATTGGGTCTGTATATCTCAGAGAGAAATGAAGGTGTCTTCAAAAACGCATTCATAACATTCTCTTCGAAACCACAACTACAATTACTTGAAGGTTCATTAGCCAATAGGTTACATGAATTACAGAGAGCAGACTGGGGAATGAATACTGATTTACAAGCAACGTTTAAGTTAATCTTAGACCAAGCGGTAAAAAATAATGTTCCAGTATCAGAGATGCCAACCAAAGTTCTTATCCTTTCGGATATGGAGTTTGATGAAGCAATCAGTGGTGACTATGACAGAGTATCAGAATGGAACCCAACTGCGCAAGAAATGATTAAAGGGATGTATGAGGAAGCTGGTTACAAAATGCCAGGGATTGTTTATTGGAATATCCAAAGTAGACAAGACAAGGTACCAACTAGTTTCGACGAGATGGGAACGGCATTAGTATCAGGATTCTCACCCTCAATCATGAAAAGTATATTAAGTTGTCAGGATATGACACCTTATAATATGATGATGGAGACTATCGGGTCCGCTCGATATGAACCAATCAAGGTCTAATGGGTAGACCAAAGAATCTCTGCGGCAACTTAAACTAACAAGAGAGAGAGGTGGACGTTACTCCCCACCTTGTTGACAAAAAAACTCAGGGGTAATAGGTAGAAGACCTATTAAAAAAAAATCCTATGTGGAGACTTAGGCAAGCAAAATACTCAAAACTGATTCTGACTACCCAGAAGATTTAAGACTGTTCGCGGGAAACCGCTTATATATATGAAAGGAAGATTACCGCAATCTTACAATTAACTATAATAAATTGAAACCCCTTCCTGAGAATCCCCGTATTATAATGATATGGGGATTTTTTTTATGAAAGATTTGTTGTATATTTATAGTATATGAGAAAGTTATTAATAATAGTATGTTTATTCTTAAGCTTAGGGGTGTCTTCTCAATGTGTGTCGAATCAATCATTTATAATTTCGTCACCTGGACCATACTCCCCTGGGGATGTTGTCGCTGTTGATTATACATTAGGGACATTTACCCAACTAAATATAAATTGGATAATTGCAT